GCCGTACAGTGCCAAGGGTCGGCGGTATGTGCTCAATGAGCGCTACGGGTACGGCTATATTATCAACGAACTGTATCTGGATGAGAAGCTGGTAGATCTGAAGGTTCTGGATCAGACTAAAGACCTGCAGGACTGGCGGTTTGATGAGAAGACCATCCTAGCTGTACCGATTCATGTGTATGAGTCCGCGAAGTATGAGGGCCGCGGCGGATCCATCTATGACGGTAAGCTAGATAACTTTGATGCCTTTGATGAAGTGTGGTCCCAGTGGATGGATGCGGTTCGGGCAGGCAGGGCAAAAACGTATGTGCCGGACTGCCTGGTACCCAAAGACCCGATGACTGGTGAGCCAATGAGACCGAATCCATTTGATAACCGTTTCTTCGCCGGAGATAACAACATGGATGAAAAGGGAGAAAATAAAGTACAGACCGATCAACCGGTTATCCCACATGACAGTTACCTGGCATCTTATGTGACGGCGCTGGATCTGTGCCTGCAGGGCATCATCAGTCCAAGCACTCTTGGCATCGACACCAAGAAACTGGATAATGCAGAGGCGCAGAGAGAAAAGGAAAAGACCACGCTGTATACCAGAAACGCGATTGTGGAAGCTTTGCAGGAAACACTTCCGAAGGTGGTTAGTGCTGCTGTGAATGCTTACAATATCCTGATCAGACAGCCGGTAGAAGCTGTGAAGGTGGATATCCCATTCGGCGAGTACGCAAACCCGTCGTTTGAGAGCCAGGTGGAGACCCTGGCAAAGGCACGTCCAGGAGTGCCGCTGATGAGTGTGGAAGCTCAGGTGGAAGAACTGTATGGTGATTCCAGGGATGATGAGTGGAAGCAGGAAGAAATTGCCCGCCTGAAGGCAGAGCAGGGTATTACAGAGGTAGAAGAACCGGGAGTCAATATGGCTGCCGGTATTTTTGACGTTAATCTGGGAGGTAATGCAAATGCAGGTCAAGGTAATGAACCGGATGTACAGAATGAGCCGGGCGGAGTATCAGGGACTGCTGAAGATGGCGAGTGAGCAGGTCCCGTTCGGCGTGTATGCCATTGAAAAAAAGGGCTATGCAGAACTGAGAAATGATCACTGCAGAAGCACGACCCAGTTAAAGGCTCTGGTTCGTGGTTTTAAGGCTCAGGGGGTCAAAGTACTGTCAAACGATGGTCATCAGATGATGGAATCTGTGAGGCCGGATGCTGTGGAAGAGGTGTTTCTGAGTGAGCCATAATGAGTACGACCTTGCAGAAGCTTTCCAGCGCATCGAAAATGAACTGATTGCCTCCATGATCCGGAATATGGATCGACACCGGGCAGAAGAGACCGCGGAAGGCTATAACTGGTCCATGTGGCAGGCGGAGCAGCTGAAGGCTCTGGAAAAGTACAAGTGCAAGAACTGGAAGAAGTACCAGAAGCAGTTTAAGAGCATCAACAGTCAGATCGAGCAGCTGATCCGGCAGGCGCGTCTGAAAGGCGGCGTGAAACAGGAGCTTAAGATCCTGCAGGCTATCCGGAAAGGCTGGAGGACCCACGGCAGGAACGGAACACCGGCGCATGATGCCATGACAGCGGAGTTTTTTAAACTGAATGATCGCAAGCTAGATGCCCTGGTAGAAGCCACCATGCACGACATGGAAGCTGCAGAAACGGCAGTGCTCCGGAAGGCCAATGACGATTATCGAAAAGCTATCTTTAACGCCCAGGTCTATGCCAATACGGGCGCGGGGACCTATGAAAAGGCTGTAGACATGGCCACGAAGGATATGCTGTCCCGGGGGCTTAACTGTGTGATGTATGCCAATGGAGCACGGCACACTCTGGCTGATTATGCGGATATGGCAATCCGAACAGCCAGTAAGCGTGCCTACCTGCAGGGTGAGGGCGAGAAGCGGCAGGAATGGGGCATTGCAACGGTCATCATGGCCAAACGAGGGAACCCATGTCCGAAGTGCCTTTCCTTTGTTGGCAAGGTTCTGATTGATGATGTGTGGAGCGGTGGCAGCAAGGATGGTGTGGATCCGGAGACCGGGAAGCGGTATCCGCTTATGAGCTACGCTATCAGTAAGGGGCTGTATCATCCCCGCTGTAAGGACTCTCATACTACATATTTCCCCGGCATCTCCACAGCAGACGATACCTGGACAAAAGAGGAACTGGAGAATGTAGGTCTACAGAGCCAGCAGGAAGTCCGGCAGCAGTACACAAAGCGCCAGGAAGAGAAGTATAGTCGGTTGGCTGAGTATTCACTGGATCCGGATAACAAACAGATCTATGGGAGAAAGGCTTCAGAGTGGAGAAATGTTCGGTTTAAGACTGGCAATTTAGATGCGAGCGATTACATAGAGCAGAAGCGGGAAGAGCAGTTTTTTGGCATGCCAGATGAAATTACAGATGAATGGACTAAAAAGAACATGGACGGCTCTCTTATTGACATGAAAGAATATGATGTCAACGGAGTGACTTATAAAGTGGATGGAAAAAGGGTTACACTCCATCCTACGGAACAGGAACGGTCTGTTGCTGCGGTATTGAGCAAAAAGTATGGAAAGATTGTTGAATTTGTCCCTCAGATAATGTACCCACAAGGCATACAAACACCGGACTATTTGATTAATGGGGAGCGATTTGATTTAAAAACTTTTAAAAGTTCTGGGAAAAATGTATTTTACAATATGATTGCGAAGAAAAAGAAACAATCACCCAATTTCATTTTCGATATTACGGAATGTCCGTTATCCGCGGAAGAGATAGAGCGGCAGATAAATGGTCTTTATAGTTCGCATCATACTAGGTTTATAGAAAAAATTGTTGTGATGAAAGATGGCAAAATAGAAAAGGTGTATATGAGAAAATAAAAAGACCATTTATCCATCCGGTCAACCACTCATCGAGTGGGACAATGGGGACGGGAAATGGTCTTTTCTTAATTGTTTTATACCATTTTTTTAGAAAATATGCAAGCATAAGTCACAGGGATTGATGTTTTGCATATGTTTTGTTGCGACGTCGCAACGGTTATAAGCACGCAGAAATGCGTGTTATTTTTACGCCCAAACGCGAGTACGGCTATAAACTCTGCGCGGCCGGTGACACCGATGACAATGGATCAGCAACAGGAGTGACACTCCCAAAATGGAAAGGAGACCAATATTATGGCAGAAGCAAATCAGAATCAGGGGCAGGCACAGCAGACTGCTCAGGGAGCTGGAACCACTGGACAGGCCCAGCAGACAACCAATCCACAGAATCAGGCTGCACAGCAGACAGCGCCGCCAGCTATTGATTATGGAAAAATCCAGCAGATGCTTGACGGAACTCTGGCAGCTAAAGAGGATACTGCGCTGAAAGCTTATTTCAGACAGCAGGGACTCAGCCAGGAAGAGGTCGAACAGGCCATTGCAGCCTTTAAGCAGCAGAAAGCTGAACGTACTCCGGATGTCGGAGTCATGCAGGCACAGGTTACCCAGGCACAGGCAGCTGCACAGCAGGCTCAGATCAACAGTGCGGCAACTATGGCGGCGGTATCCCTTGGTATCAGCGCCAATACTATCCCGTATGTGATCAAGTTGGCTGATTTCAGTCAGGTAGTAGGTCAGGACGGAAAAATCAATGAAGAGACATTAAAAGCGGCGCTGAATAAGGTGCTGGAGGATGTGCCGGGGCTGAAACCGCAGGCAGCAGGTACTACCGGATTTGTCCAGGTAGGGGCTGCAAGCAGCAACGCTGGGGCCGGACAGGCCCAGCAGGCAACACAGACACAGGCAAGCGTACCAACGAAGCGTTGGAACCGTTGGAACTAAAAGAAAGGATAAGGTGATAATATGGCTTTAAACTATGCACAGGTATGGGAACCGGAATTATTAGAGATTCTCATGCAGGGGACTTTAACCTCCCCGTTTGTAACCAGTAACGTGAAATGGCTGGATGCGAAGACTTTCCACTTCACTCAGATGTCCACTTCCGGATATAAGAACCACAGCAGAAGTGGTGGCTGGAACAAGGGCAATTACACCCAGAAGGATGTGCCGTTTACCCTGACCCATGACCGCGATGTATCTTTCCTGGTGGATAAGGCAGATGTGGATGAAACCAATGCAACCGCATCGATCCAGAACATCTCGAAGACCTTTGAGATGACTCAGGTAGTGCCGGAGACGGATGCTCTGTTCTTCTCCAAGGTTGCACAGGCAGCCCAGAAAGAGGATGGGTACCATTCTTCGACTGCGGCTTCCGGCTACACTAAAGCAAAGGTATTCAGTATGCTGAAAGACATCCTGGCAAAGGGCAAGCTGAGAAGATACAAGGCAAACGGCAGCCTGATCATGTATGTATCCAGCGCTATCATGGACGCTCTGGAGCAGTCTACCGAGTTCACCCGCAAGATTGAGATGACTCAGATCGCGGAGGGTGGAATGGGAATCGAAACCCGAGTGACCGACATCGATGGTGTGCCGATCATGGAGGTTGTGGATGATGAGCGCTTCTATGATGCATTTGACTGGGAACCGGAGAATGGTGGTTTTGCACCGCAGAAGAAAGTTGCCGAAGGAACCCCGGTAACTGGAGCCCACAAGATCAATGTGCTGGTCGCCTGCGGCCAGACCTGCAAGATCGTACCGAAGATCTCCAGCATTTACTACTTTGATCCGGGTGCGCATACTGAGGGTGATGGTTACCTGTACCAGAACCGTTCCCTGTCCGATGTATTCGTTTTCCCGAATGGAAAAGACGGTAAGATTGACAGCGTGTATGTTGATGTGGATACCACGGAGTATACTGGTGCCTGATCGGAGGTGATCCTATGGCTTACGAGCCGTATGTAACTCCGGAATATTACCAGAAAGAATATGGCGGCGGCATCGTGCCGGAACGTGAACTTGAAAAAGCTCTCCGGCAGGCCTGCCACCACATCGATTCCCTGACCTACAATCGGATTGTAGGCCGGGGATTTTCTAATCTTACGGCGTATCAGCAGGATCTGATCCGGGAAGTGATCTGCCAGCAGGCGGAATTTGAGTATGAGTACCGCGACGAAATCAATTCGGTACTTTCCAGTTACAGTATTAACGGTGTATCCGTGCAGTTTGCGGAGAATACGTGGAATGTATTTTCCACAAAGGGCGTGGCCATGCACCGGGATGTGTACGCAATGCTGTGCCAGACGGGATTGTGCTGCCAGGTACTGAGGTAGGTGATGTGAAATGAAATATCCATGTCTTGTGCCGAAATCGCTCTGCAAGACAGAGATCCATCTGAGCATGGACAGAGAGGGGACAACAAAATATGGAGATCCGCTGCCGGCGGTGGAGTACAATGGCAAGTGCAATTATCAGGACAGCGCCAAAAGCGTCATGACATTCGAGAAAAAGCTGGTGCAGATCTCCGGCACCGCTCTCTTCCCGGGGGACATCTGCCCGGAGCTGCCGGCGGTTTACGGCGGATCAGCGGAGATATTCGGTATGAAAAGAAGGATCCTGCAGGGGCGGAAAGCCAGAAATCCGGATGGAACAGTTAATTACACGGAGGTGCTGCTGGTATGATCAAAGTCAATTCAAATGTAAAGCTGGATTTTGGAAAAATTCAGATGCTGACGGATGCACAGATCAAAGCAATGGAAATGACTGCGGAGGCGCTCCATACAGAAGTGGTGCAGGCACAGGTAATTCCGAGGGATACAGGAAATCTGCAGAATGAAAGCATGTTTTTGGATTGTACGCAAAGCCATCAGGGAGTTGTAACGCTTGCATCTACAGCACCATATGCCAGACGTTTGTATTTCCATCCGGAATACCATTTCAAGAAAGACGAAAATCCGAATGCCCGCGGTAAATGGTATGAAGATTGGCTTCCGGGCGGAAAGAACGCTGATTTTTGCGCAGAAGCGTTTAAAAGGCTATACAGGAGGTGTGCGCGATTATGACATTAGCGGATGTATGTGATTTTACGGAATCTCTTGCGATTGCAGACCACGTTTACATGGGAGATCTGCCGGATAAGGAAGAAAAATCAATCGGGGTGTATAACAGCAAGCACCAGCAGGCGTATCACACTGCGTTGGGCGGTGTTTCCGGATACGGGCAGAAATATGTTACTTTCCTCGTTCACTGGAACAAATCCCTGCGGGAGACAGAAAAGGCAGCCACAACCTTATTTGACAGGCTCTGTGAAGTGAGGAGCAGTCAAATCAATCAGGAAACCATACAATTTATTCAGCCGCTGTATGATCTGCAGGACATCGGAAAAGACGATAACGGTATCTGCGAAATGGTCATCGAAGCGGCTGTGATTTTTAAGAAAGGGTAAAAAGCGATGGCAAAAGCGACAAATGTATATCCGGTTCTGGATAATAAATTTAAAGCAGGAGCAGCAAAAGAAAGCGCGACAGTGATCGCGGACATGGAACAGTTTTCCTTGTCTATTTCCAATGGTGTGGAGACTTGGACACCGATGGACACGGAAGGATGGCAGCGGGCTTTGATGACGGCAAAGGCAATCACAATTTCTATGAGTGGAAAGAGAAACATTGGAGATGCCGGAAACGATTTTGTGGCCGGGAAGGTGTTCAAAAATGGGCATGATGCAGAAGGCTATTTTGAATGGGAACTTCCGGATGGAACCACAATTGCCTGGACGAATGCCGTGTTTGATGTAAAGAACATGGGCGGTGGCGATTCGACAAATGTAGCACCGCTGGAATTTGATGTCATCAGCAACGGAAAACCAACCGTAACACCGGCATTATAAGGAGGAAAACGATGAGTAAAGTTGTAAATATCACCGATAAATTAAATTTTGAGGAAAATCCGGCTCTGCAGATCGGAGATATGACTGTTGAGGTGCATGCGGACGCAGAAACAGTTCTCCGACTGATGGGAACCTTTAAAGACAAGGATGAGGCTGATATCAATACTGTGACAGAAATGATGGGTCTTCTTTTTGATCCGGAAGCAGTAGAGCAGCTGTGTGCGATGAAAAAAGATGGAAAAAAACTTTCTGCGAAATCTTTGATGATTATCGTACAGGAAGCAATGAATCTGGTTATGGGAGAAGATTCACCGGGAGAGCAGTGACCCGTACTATGACCTGATCGATGATTTTGATTTGATTGTGTCATCCTTTCAGTCACAGTACGGGATTCGATTATCCAGGGAACTGCCACAGGGAATGAAGTGGGATGAGTTCCGGGATCTTCTGATCGGTATCGGACCAGATACAGCACTTGGCCGTGTGGTAGAGATCCGGGCGGAAGATCAGAAGGAAATTCTGGAAAATTTTACTCCAGAACAGCACAGAATCCGGAATGCATGGAGAAAGCATGCCAGAGACCTTGCAAAAACCGTGTCGAAAGAAGAAATGGACATGGCGATGGATGGAATCAAGAATATGTTTCTTAGTATGGCAGGCTTGAAAACTGTTTGATAGAAAATCGTAGGAGGAAAAAACTATTGAGAAAAAGAAAATAAAGTGTCCTTATTGTGGACATGAGCAGAAAGTGCAGTATGTTCCAGATGCAAGATGCCAGGGGGTGTTTTTGAAATGCCAGGCGCGTCATTGCAAAAAAGAATTTGAAATAAAAATCAACCAGGACAAGTAGTGCCACTGTGCCGATGTCCTCGAAAAGAGGAAGGTGGTATAAGTGGCAACTACAATTGGCGAGATCGGTCTGGATCTTGTCGTAAATCATAATCAGTTTAAGAGCCAGATGGCCGGGATCAACGGACTGGCGAAAAAAGCCGGGGCGACTCTTGCAGCCGCTTTCGGCGTAAAAAAATTAATTGATTTTTCCAAGTCCTGTATTGAGCTGGGTTCCAACTTGGCTGAGGTGCAGAACGTGGTTGATGTTACCTT